ATATAGCAACAACGAGTTCGCCAACTTTTAACCTGCCAAATTTTACTGGTGGAATAAAAATAAATGGTGCTACGCTAAGTGATGCTTCAAGAAAATTAACGGCGGCGGATATAATTTCAGATGGTTATATACAAGCAAAAACGAAATTTCAGGGCGACCAAAATAATCATTTTGCTACAACTATCAAGGACATTACTGTTCTGCCGGGGGGGTTTTTAGAATATTATCCTTTCAACTTTAGATTTGATCAAAATCAACTATTATACTGTAACCGCCGCCCTGCTTCAGATGGTATTACTATTCAAAGCAGTGGGTTTGCCGATTGGGAAATAGATATATTGTTTAGTGTATATGATCACGCTGTTTCTTTACATGGCAAGCCAGAAAATTCATTTATTGAGGTTACTACAAGTACTAATATATTGGGTGATTTCCCTACATACCCTTTCGTAGTTTTGCACGCAAATAATAATCCTGTAACCTGTAAAATAGAAGTAAGATGGAGTGGGACGGGGACTTGGAATGTTATTTATGATGGTACATTTTTTAATTTTATTATGCCAGTTAATCCCGGAGGTTCAGGCTATGTTAACGGTGTGCGCTGGACATTCAGTAATATATTAAATCCAACCTATATACGGTGGCTGGGGTGGTATGCTCCACGGTTACGTGGTTATGGCTGGACTGTAATGCGTGGCGGCGACACTATGTATGGTAATTTTGTTCTCGCCGCACCTTATAAGTTAAGCATTGGTATTACAAATCCATCGGAAGCCCTTGAAGTATCTGGTAATATTAAATCAACGGGATGGTTACAAGGGACAACCGCTAAGCTAACAAATTTAACTGATGGATATTTACCTTATCACATCAACGATACTACTGGATTGGGTAATAGTCCTATAATTACTAATGGGACTAATGTTGGCATTGGAACAACTACACCAAGTTATAAGCTTGATGTTTCAGGAACTGGTAGATTTACAAGTAACTTATTTACAGAAGGAATACTTGGTGTTGGCGCTAATACACCTGGAGATGGATTAGAATTAAGTTATCAAACTACTTATTATAGAATACAGTCATACAACACTAAACCTTTAGCCATTAATCCAATAGGCAATAATGTTGGCATTGGAACAACTACACCAAGTTATAAGCTTGATGTTTCAGGAACTGGTAGATTTACAAGTGATTTAAGACTTGATACAGTATTAAAACAATTGGGAACATCTGGATTTAATGAATTTAACGCAAGTATAAGTCATAAAGGAAATAATTTAGCAATTTATTCGGATAATTTTGCTTCTGGTTGGACTGGAGCTGGATGGAGAATAGATAGAGATATTACAATAAGTGCACAAACTCATTTGGAGTTAGATAATTTAACTGTGCGTGGTACAATGAGGGTTTATGAGTTAATTATAAACCAAATAAGAGCAACAAATGGTTCATTATTTGTAAGCAGTTCCGCCAAAGTTGCTTCAATAGGAACATTTACAGGCGACCCACCACAAGGCACATTAACTTTTGAAGACCCCGAAGGGCATAATGTAACTCCGTTTGCAGTTAATGATATACTTATTTGTCAGCGAGTTAGGCTAAATTCTACCACTCTTGTTAAAAGAATAGTTGCTCAAGTAACAGCTCTGAGTAATACCACAGCAACTGTAAAAATATTAGATGGTTTACCAACAGATATAGACAAAGGAGATTTATTTGTAAGGATTGGTAACGCTACTGACACAACAAGGCAAGGGTCTGTATATTTAACAAGTGATGATTCAAACGCTCCTTATATTGATATTGTTGATGGTGTTAATAGCTGGACTGCTTGGGGTAGTAGTGATAAAATAAAAGTAAGGCTCGGTAAATTAACTGGTATTACTGATTCATTTTTCGGGACTTTAAATGGTTATGGTTTATATGCTAAATCAAATGCTTATTTAAGAGGAAAGATATACGCTGAGCAAGGTGGTTGGATAGCCGGCTGGACTATTGACAGTAGTAGTTTGAATTCTCCTGTCATATCCGCCAATCATCAGATTAAATTAATTGCCAATAATACTAACAGCATCATAGGCGTTTACAGTTTAATAAATACAGGAGGAGCTAATCCTAATTACTTATCATTCGGTAGAGTTCAGAGGGACGCCACTACTTATGGTAGTAATTATGGGTTGGCTTATTGGACTGAGCAAGGAGAAAGTTATTTTGAATTAACGAATACATCAAAACATATAGCTGGTTGGCAATTTAACACAAGTCAATTATACAATGGAACTGATATTGTATTAGATTCAGTGAATAAATCTATCAGTGTTAATGCTGATAAAGTTAAGATGTTTTATGCCAATTCAAGTTCTTGGGGTATTGAAGGTAGAGATTCTTCAAACAATTTAGTTTTTCAATTAGGTTCAACAAACCAAATTGCCGGATGGAATTTTGATAATAGTAAATTATATAATAGAACTGATATAGAATTAAATGCAATCAATAAAAAAATATCTGTATCAGCCGATGCTGTTAAAATGTATTTTAACAATAGCAGTGATTACGGGATAAAAGATTCAGCGGGAAAATTCTCATTGGGCTCAACAAATCAAATAGCTGGTTGGAATTTTGATTTAACCAAACTATCAAATGATGTAGTGAGTTTGGAAGCAAGCAGCTCAATGAAGGGGCTTGTGGTTGACAGTGACAGAATAAAAATCGGGAAATTCACAACTGCCACTATCTCAAATACTTATACTGATATAACAACATATTTATTAAATGGATATTCCGGAATAAACGCATCAGATGCCTGGTGGGCATCTTATGGACAAACATTACATACTCAGAGTAGTACAAGTCAAATTTATTTAAATAAATCTTCCAACACACTTTACCATTATGTAAACACAGATGCGGGGCAGCGAGCTACGGATATTGATGAATTAACCTATGGGACAATCCACCGGTTGTTTGATGATGTCAATAGAGTTAGAAATCGTAAGCTAAAGTTTGAATTCAAACTTCGAGGGATAAAATTTGCCACCGGGACATACCATAATTTGTATGGGACAGTGAATGTTATTTACTTCAATTCGGGGTTTGGAATATTAAAGAGGGAACAAATTTTATATTTCCAATTACTTGAATCGAATGTGCCTGGTATTGGATACAGTAATGCTCTTGTGATTGATAAGACCGGGTCTAATGCAATTGAGTGGTTCATCCCGGCAAATATACCTGATCTTACATATCTTTATATCGAATTTACAGCAGGATTCTTGGTTGGGGGTCAATATAGAAGAGCTCTGGATTTTGAAGTAAGTGATTTAAAATTTAATGGTTTTGAGAAAGCAAAAACTCATATTAATGAAGATGGAATCGAAATTTACAACTCGGATCAAAATTATTTCAGATTTAAGGGGTCTGAGTTTATTGTGAACGCTTATGATATAAGAATAGCAGGATACCCAATTCCAAGATTTTTGGGCAAATATTCATCAGCCCCCACAACCAGCGTACAGGTCGGCGATATATATATAAATTCTACGGACAATAACATTTATATGTGCTATTCATTCAATTCAGCCACACCACTATGGAAGAGAATAAACTATAATTAGGAGAATAGAATATGAACATCAAATTATCACAACTGGTTAACTCTGTCCAGGTATTAAATAAAATTCTTAACAGTGACAAATTACCAGTTACGGATGCTTACAGGTTATCTAAATCGATAAATAAAATTCAGGATGAACTTCAGAACTTTGATAAATTCCGGATAGAACTAATTAAAAAGTATGGACAAGAAACTGGTGATGGTAATTACCAGGTTAAGCCGGAGTTTGAAGATGATTTTAAGAAAGGGATGGATGAATTATTAAACACAGAAGTGGAAATTGGTCTAAATCCAGTCACTTTAGAAAGCCTTTCAAAGGTTAATTTAAGTGCCATAGAACTAAGTTTGATAGATTATCTAATTGAGGAACAAAAAGTATGACATTGAGGTCGGAGATGTTTATATTAGGTCGTCAGATAAAAAAGTACTTATGTGTACTGAGATAAATAATTCGGGCGTTCCGCAATGGAGCTTATTAAACTAAAATAAAGGTGCAAAATGGATGAACAAAAACAATTTTCGCTTTCTGCAGAAGAAAAACTAAAGCTTGAAAACTCTGCTTTGAGATTAGAGAATATGAAGCTATTGGTTGAGAAAGAACAGAACAATCAAATAGCTATCATTGAACAAGTCTGTAAAAGACTTTCAAAGGATAAAGAAGACATATCGGGACTTGATATAAACCTTGGTATAATAACATTCAAAGAAAAGGGAAAGTAAGATGTCGTTATTCGGCACAACATATCCCAAGCTTTCAACAACCGATTTGACACCGGTTTATCTTGATCTGCCTTACAGTAATGTTGAACCAACCTTTGCTGAAGACCAGGCAATAGAACAGCAGGCGGTTGATGGTAGTAGAGATTTTGTTTTCATAACAGGGAACGAGCATGCAAGCTTAAAGATAGAAGTAAACTTATGGAAGTACGGAGACCTAACAGCAAGGCGCAATAAGTTCAAAGAGATTTATGGATTTAATCACTCAGATGTTTATGTTTGGGTAAATAGCGATGGAGCGAGCTTAAGAGATAAAGACGGCAATCCTGCTAAGTTTACAGTTGTAAAGATTGACCTGTATTGGAAATCCAAACCACAGATGTTTGACACAGCAATGATTTACTTGAAAAGCAAAGTACCGGTAGATTTGGATAATCAGCTATGATTTATTTTTTACTTTTATTTTTGATGCTTGGAACCAGCATAGTTTCCGGTATCGGAGAAGCATTGCGTATAAAGGATGTTAAAGAGTATTCTTCCGCTTGGCATTGGTTACAATTTTTTGAAAGGACTATGTTTGTTGCCTTTGGAATAACCGTTGCCTTGCTGAACGATGTTTTTACAATTGTTGTCTCTGTAATATTGTTTGCTTTAATCTTCTGGAATATCTATGACGGAATAATAAATGTTGTAGCAAGGAATGAAGATTTTTTTGATGTTAGTAAAACTTCAGAAGCGATCACAGATAAGTTTTCTCATTGGTATATTAAGCTACCTTTGACATTGTTGTTCTTAGTAATTAACTTTATTGCAATTATTAAAAAGAAGGAGTCAGATAAATGACTACGAGATTATTCAAAATCTTATCAATGTTCTACTTCCTGATTGTGCTTTGGTTATTGGCTTTAACTATACTTTCATCTTGTAATGCTCAACCAAGAAGCAACTACGAAATTGAAAGTTCAATAGTTAATGGAGCGGTTAAGTATCATTTTTTCTTAGAGAAGAAATCAGCTTCTAATTATTCTCTCATTGAAGATATGGACTATCTGCAACCGGATGTAACCAATTTCAGAGTAAGTATTTCCACAACAAATAAAATTACCGTTAATCTTCCTAATGATGGTAGCGAATATAAAATCGGAGTTGTAGTTGAAAACAGTCAAGGGTTTTATTCCGGGATGACAACCGCGTTGGCCAATGTAGGAACCGTTCCAAATAAACCTTCAACAATTATAATGAGAAAGCTTTGACACTTTTATTTTTCATATTGCTTACTTCTTTATCGTTGGCTCAGTTCAGCGATACAACCAATGTAATACTTTTAAGGTTCAGCGAACCTATGGATATTAGCGGTTTGGTGGAAAAGAAAAATTATTCATTGAAAGACACATTAAATAATTTCTACAATATTTATGATGTTAAAATAGTTAAACAGGCAGGAGACCAAACCTTCCCCGATACTTCTTGTGTTGCTATTATTACCGAAAGACTGCCTTATAGAAAATTCCTTATTGAGGTTGATAGCGTAAAGGATAAAGCAGGGAATATCATAGGAGAACAAAACAAAGTAACTTTTGTTTTTTACGGAAAGAAGAATTTAGAAAAACCACAAATCAATTTAAGGAGACAATAAGATGGCAAATTTTGTTTTTAATATTGCGAAAGGCAGAGTTGCGGAACTATATAATAGAGTAAAGAGCAACGACCCTGCTACCACACGACTTGTTATTGTTCCGCTTGAGGCAACCGGTCTTGAAACCCAAGCGGTGCTTGAAGATAAAGACAGCTTGGCTGATGTTCTTGTAGGAACAACAAATGAACAAACAACGATGGGTAGGAAGTATTTAACAGATGTAGAATTAACAGCACTTACTCCGGACGATACAAATAACAGAATGGATTTGGATTTACCGGATATTACATGGGTGGGAGCTACAGGTAATCCGGTTGGCGCTTTGGTAATTTGTTATGACCCTGCAAATTCTACAGATGCAAATATTATCCCTTTAACTTATCACGACTTTGCAGTTACTCCGGACGGTAGCGACATTACCGCCACAATCAATGGATTTTACAGGGCGACTTAATAAATTGGTTAGGCGTTGGGTTTATCCCTATGGAATTCTAAAGGAAACGGGGCTACAAGCGATTATCTTTGTTTGTTTGGGAATTTATATGGGTAAGAAATAAAAGTGGCTTAAAACTCATTTATGGAAGAATTTTAATAATGGCGACAAGAATTAAAACGGTTCAATATCATTTTCCTGTTTTGGCAAGTTTGACCAATAATCTGCTTACCAATGTTCCCACTCTTTCCGATATTGTTATTGAAGAAGCTTCCGGGACTTCTTTTACTGTTTTAAGTGCGTGGATAGAAGTAAATTTTAGGGATATAATAACAGCTACCGGCGGAAGCTTAACAACAAAAACTTTTGGGTTTAGATTGGGTGCAGATGCTTACCAATCAATAACAAACTCGGTTAATTATGGACATTCTGCCGGAAATAATTCATTCAAATTTATTGTTGATTATACTTCTTATGTTCAATCAAAAGCCCCGACGCTTACAAATACATCGGCAGATTTTCAGTTGTTAATAACCCAATCAACAGGAACAACACTTGGAATGGTAGATGTATGTGCTTCGTTGTTTGTAACTTATTCTTATGATGATACAGATGCTTTAATAACCAAAGCAACAAATACTCTCACTATGCCGTTAGAGGCATTCAGAACGGTATTACCAACAACCATTCCGGCAACTCCGCAGAATACTGTCCCAATTATAAACGGAGGATATTTACCAGAACATGGCGTGAGCATTAAACAGATAACATTGCTTGTTGAGGCCAATGCTGACGCTTCAAACACAACGGACTACCAATTATCAATCAACATTGATAGCGGTTCAACCTTTACTTCCGGAAATATTGAAATGGCTATAAGAACGGACAGATACTTTTATTTGCATTGGGTTAACCCTACGGAACTAATGAATGTGTTTTCTGCACACAATATTTTTTATTGGATTTCTACCGGAGCAGTAACAAGGTTTAATCATTTTTCTACTCGGCTAATTGTTACTTATACTTACGATATTAATACTACCACAGATACAATTCTTAGTTTGGAGATATTTGATTTTTATCAAAACAATGTAAAGCAGAATGTTCCTACTGTTAATGAAACAAATATTAAACTGCCACAATTCTCCGCTGTAAAAAGATGCGGTTTATATCTTTACACACTTACTCCGCATAATGCTACCAATGGTATTTATACAAAAATTCTTAACGCAGTTTCTTATAGTCCATTATTAAACCAACAAGGTGTTGGCGGAGTGTCTGGTTCTAAAGTTTTTTCAGAATACATTGACTCTCCGTCTTTAACTCCGAATGCGGAAAACTCTTTGAAGTTTTATGTATATGATACGAGCTTAAACGGACCTTTGACTTTGAGGTATTATTGTTTTTATGCAAGATGGATTCTAAACTTAGTCGTAAACAAAAGCTTGTGTTATGACAATTATAAGGTTCTTATAGTCGGGTTACAAACAACCAACAATCCGGCTTTCCCATTAACATTAAATCAACTTGCATCTCTTCCAAATGATTATTACATAAATCATCTTTCGTTGGTTATTTGGGTTGGGGGTGCTGGGGTTTTCAGAGACTTTAGTTGTTATTGGTATTTAGATAATACCACCGAACTTAAACCCTTATTAAATGTTATGTCTTCAACAGACGAAAGAATGAGCGGTGTGAGATTGTTATGTAAGAAGTTTGAACCAAATGAAGTATGGAAAGTTTATCCTGAATATTGGGACAACACAAAGCTTGACCCCAAATCTTCGTACAATTTATATGTTCACGAACAATCGGAAAATCAACCATTCTCGCATTACTTTTTTAATGTAGTCTTTTCCGGTCCGTCGTTAAAGAAAACTATCTCCGGTTATTTGTACGATAACTCTGGGACTTATATTAACGGGACTGTTTATCTTTTCAAAAAGAATGGTAATAAAATTGAATTACTGTCTTCTCAAACGGTAGCGTCAGGCGTCCCTTATGCTTTTTCTGTTTATGATAACGACGCTACTTATTTCGTGGTAGGCAGAAAAGAGGGAACTCCAAATATATTTGATGTGACCGATTTCACTTTACAAGGGACTTAACTTGGCTTCAAGTAATTTATATTTAAGAGCAGGCCAAACCCCTGCAACAAACCTAAAGCTAAGAAGCGATGCAGAGAAAATTCCTTCTTCCGGAACTCCTATTACTCAAGCTTTAGAATCAGAGGTAGCTTTATCAGTTATTATATCAAAGACAAAAACCGTTCAACCGTGTAATGAGTTAACTAATTCTCTGTCAATAACTGTTTCTAAGTTTAATCCGATAACCACCGCTAATGAATTCAGCGAAAGCATTCCGATTGTAAAACAGAAAGCAAAATCAATACAGCAGGGGTCTGAATCTGAGTTATCGGTTGGTTTATTGAGCAATAAACTAAAGGCATTTGCGCAGGCAAGTTCTGTTGAAACCGCTCTGCCGATTATTAAATCTATTTCTAAGAATATCCTTATTCCGGTATCTACGGAATCATCATTACAATTAGGCATTAAAAAATCAAAACAACTCAATCAAGCGATAAGCTCTGAAACCATAGTATCAACAGTAACAATCGGGAAAACAAAGTCAGTCCTATTATCTAACGAAGCGGACCAATCATTGCTCATTGTTCAAAGCAGTGTATTCTTACCAGCCAACGAAACAGACTTGTCGCTTGTTTTGAGTATCAAGAAAACCAAGTCCTTAGCTACTGTCAATGAAAGCAACATTGTTTATTCTCCTTCAGTAGTTAAGAAAAAACAGGTTAACCAATTAAGTGAAACCAATACAGCCGTCCCTATTATCAAACAGAAACAAAGAGATATATCAACGGCTTTAAGCACAGACCAATCAATTCCGTTAGCTAAGGCAAAGACTTTATCCGTTTTGGAATCTACCAGCACAGAGCTTGCACTAAAATTACTATTATCAGAAATAAGGATAACTATTGTCCCGGTAAACGAGATACAAGAAGCTCTGAAAGTATTTTCTTATAGAATTTTTGATAAAGAAAACATTCAATCCGAGTTCAAAGAATTGTTGAGTACAATTTATTCTTCAGATAATATGCAGGGAGTTTTCCATATAGATTCTTTGGCGGGTATATTAGAAGAGACAATAAAAGCAGAGGTTCAGTATGAAGACAATTTATAAGGGAACAAATTTTAATTTCAGTATAACCATAAAGGTAAATGATTTGCCTGTAAACATAACAAGCGACACAGTGAAAGCAATTCTAAGTGTTGATTATAAATCAGACCCGCTAATAAGCGTAAACGGAGACACAGCGACCTATGGTTCTACCGGCAAGGCAATATTTGAGTTTGATAAAACGGCAACAGACCTACCACCTGGACTCTATCTTCTGCAAGCATTTTGGACGAATGCTCCATCAAAAGAATATTTGGTATTAGATGAGTTGGTGGAAGTTAAAAATACAGTTAAAAGAGTATAGCAACATAGTTGGAGAACATTGCCTTGGATTGGGATAAAATGATATCTTTAGCGATAATGGTAATTGTTTTTGTATTTAATCTTGGAGTATATTTCAGGAGAATAATTACTTTACCGGACAAAGAGAAAGTAGAAGAAATGATTAATAAGAAAATAAATAATCTTAAATACCTTCCGCCGGAAGAAATAAATTCGAGAATAGAAAAGCACCGTAGGGAATGCGGAAGCAAAGAAGAAATAGCTATGGTTAAGGAACAGCTTGCCCAACATAAAGAGAAAACTTCTGAGGATATAGAAATAATGAAGCGCGGTATATTAGAGGTGAGAATCAACTTAAAAAATATTTGTGAGCATTTAGGAGTAAAGTACCATAACGGTAATTCATAACAATAAAGGAGAAAAAATGAATCTTATCAAAATTGCTTTTACCATTATTACAATGGTAGTAGCTTTCGTGTTCGTGTTCGTTGTCCCTACTCAATCGGGAATTGAGCAGATAATCATATCTGTCTTATCTATTGCAGGGACTTATTTCGGAATAGATTGGAGAAGTACATACACAGAGTTAAAAGGGTGGTTAAAGTCAAAAACAATCCTTGGCACTCTAATTTATTTCATCCCGGTAATCTTAGTTTTATTACTCCCGGTACTTGGCTTAAATATACCGCAGGAAGTTTATGATGTTTTAATTTATATAATCGGTGCAGGCGGATTAACTTTTTTGATTGGCGTTTTAGATGCTGTTCGTAAAAAATCTAAGACTACTGATACTCTGTAGTATTGTTTTTGTTTCCTGTTCTCAGAAAGTATCAACCGTAATTGAAAAACCGGTTGAGAAAGAAATTACTATACCCGCTTATCAAGGTGTAATTCAGTTAAATCAGATTAGTACAGAAAAAGATTCGCAAGGAATTTACTTTGGTGTTTTGGTAGATTCTCTGCAGAATGAATTGGCTCAAATAAAAGTGTTCTTTGAAAGCAAAAGCGCTGAGCTTACTTTGAATAAGCGGGTCGTAGTTATAAAAGACACAATCCGAGATACCGTAATAATTGAAAATAAAGAAACAACAATTTCTCCGGTGATTGAATTATTAAGTCCTGTTGAAAAAATTATACTGTTTAGCATTATAGGTTTATTCTCTTCGTTTGTAATTTGGAAAAGACTTAAAGGTATGAAGTTATGAGCAAACACATAACCCTTAGTGATGATTGTTCAAACAATAGGGCGAATGACTTTAATAATGCTTTCAACCAATTGATGTTGAACGAAGGCGGTTACTCAAATAACAAATTAGACCCCGGTGGAGAAACCTTGTACGGAATAACCAAAAGAGATTATCCGGAGTGGTTCCAACAAATTTATAATTATTACAAACTTGGTTATCATTCAAAAGCTCAATCAGTTGCAAAAGAATTTTACAAAAAAACATATTGGAATAATCTCTATGAAGAAATACCCGACAGTAGTTTATCGTTTAAGATTTTTGATTTGAGTGTCAACCTTGGAACTTCAACTGCAATAAGAATCCTACAAAAAACCATTGTGTCCGATTTCAAAAAAACAATAAAGATTGATGGTAAGTTTGGCCACATTACTCTCGGAGCAATCAAATCAATCTGCCTGCAAGAAAACTCCTGCTCATCTCTTTACAATTTATTTGTTGCTCGGGCTGAGAAATATTACCGACTGCTAAAAAGATTCCCAATATTTGGCAAGGGGTGGATTAAAAGACTTTTGCTCAAAAGATTTATCTAATTCCCATTCAATTATCTTCATTATAAAAATCCGCAATTCTTTAGAATTTGGGCTATTTTCCAACAAAAAAAAACATAAAAATAGTTGGAATTTGATATAAATATATTATATTTACAATAGTTATTTGACAGAATGTTTAACCAATCGTTCTAAATAACAACAACCTAAAACCAAAACAAGGAGTACTTACAATGAGACACACATCTTTTCAAACCGCGATTAAAGAATTGCAGAAACTATCGTCGTTAAAAGAAGACTACTTAGTCAAAGCTCATTCTTTAATGATGCTTGATGATGGTAGGATAGAAATTCCGGCACACGGCTTATTCAAAGGAACAGACCATTTCCATTCGCAATTATCCGACAAATTAAAAATCCCACGCCAATATTACGATAGAATGTTGACTTCTGAAGAAAACAAATTCTTGTTGGCTATCAATGCAAATCATTGGTTAAGAAAATTTGAAAAAAGACATTTGGTTAGAACCTATAAGGGAACTGAGGGTATTGCAAGAGCAATACTTTCCGACTCTTATAAGCCGATAGAAAACGAAGACATCTTAAATGCTTTGCTTGAGGCAATTACGCCTAACTACATTATTGACGAATTTAATCTTGATGATAAAAACTTTTACATCTCAGTAGTGAGCGATGTAGAAATAAATGCAAAAGAAATGCTCAAGAATTATTCGGCTAATGAACACGCTTTAATTGGCGGATTCATTATCAGGAATTCTGAGGTTGGTGCGGGAGCTTTCGAAATAATGGCAAGAGCAGTTATCAAGGTTTGTAACAATGGATTATTGGTTAAAGATGATTCATTCCGCAAGGTTCATCTCGGCGCTAAACTCGATGAATCATTTTGGTCACAAAGAACCAGGGAACAAAACAAAAGACTAATTGTTTCTCAGATTAAAGATTACGCGTCCCGGTTTTGCTCAAAAGACTTTTTAGTTTCAATCGTAGAAAAATACTCCGCTTTCAATCAAGAAGCCAAAAATCCAACCGGCCTTGTTGAAAGGGTTGGCAAGGAAGTTAAAATTGACGCAGAACTGCTCAAAAGGTATCTCTACAAAAGAGGAGATTTCAGCTACTTCGGTATTGCTCAAAGTGTCACTGAAAGCGCACAAGTACTCCCAACCGGCACACAGCAATTCGAAGCGGAGGAAAAAGCGTATCAGTTACTACCAAGTCTCCATAAGTGGGACTCAGAATTATCAAAGAATTAAGAGGACAAAAATGAATAACCAAAAACAAATCCAAGAGAGAATTGCTCGATTGCAATCCGCTCTCGATAGACGCCTTCCTATACATATAAGAAAAAAAACCATTGAGCGAATTAAAAAACTTAATGGTTGTTTAAAAGGCAACCATCGTTTTATTAAGATGATGTTTGTTAGTCCCGATTTTGAAATATCAGACCCCGTAATATGTTGTGAATATTGCGGTAAAAAAAAATATAATAACAAAGTGAAAGGTAAATAACTATGTTCACGGTGCACACAACTCCAAAAGAGAGGCAGGAAATTTTCCTGCTTCTCAAAAAAATCAAAGCGATATTACATAAACCTTATCGCTTCATTTTGATTGATGCTCTCAAAACTTATCTAACAAACCTGAAAGGAGAAAACAAATGAAAGAGAACAAGGTTGAATTACTTCCGTTCGACCCGCAGAAAGACTCTGCTTTAATTGAGATGGTTAAGCAGATTGAGAAAACCAAAAAGGCATCATCACAAATAATGGTATTAGATGATGCTTCGTTTAACGAGGCCGGTGGCTTTGTTAAAATCTACAGCGACTATGAGAAAGCCATTGAGAAGAAAAGGAAAAGGATTGTTGACCCGTTAAACAAACTGATTAAATCAATCAATAATCATTTCAAAACAGTTGCCGAAATGTTCCAATCGGAGCATCAAAGACTGAGAAGCGAAATGAATTCTTTCCTTGCTCTTAAAAGAGCTAAGGAAGAAGCAGAGATGAAAGAGATTGAAGATGTAATCGGAGAAACTGCAGAGCCACTACTTACAGAATCAAAAATTAAGACAGAAAGTGTTACAACTTTCAAATCAAAAACCTGGGAATTGATTGATATTAACTTAGTCCCAAGAGAATATTTAATCCTTGATGAGAAAAAAATAAATGAAATTCGCAGGGATAGTGATTTATATGCCGAATCATCAATACCGGGAATTAAATTCACCGTAACTGAAAAAATCAAAACCTATTAACAAACCAAAAGGAGATACCACTATGTTTACTCAAGAACAAATCGAGTTATTGATTAAAAATAACATCATTCCAAAAGACACTCCGCCTGCTCAAGTTGATTTCTTTTTGAAAGTATGCGAAAAAAGAAAACTCGACCCATTCTTAAATCAGATTCATCTTGTTGAAAGAAAAGTAAAAAATCAATTTGGGAATTGGGAGAAGCGTTACACAATTCAGGCAGGGCTTGATGGTATGAGAGCCATAGCGCAGAGAAATGTTAAAATAATATCATACAGGCGCTGGGTTGAGAAAAGAGACGACGACCTTTATGGTTGCTGTGAAATTGAGACTGCCGACAGGGGTAAGTATTACGACGAACTACCCTTTAGCGAGTACAAGCAAACAACTTCAAGCGGAGAGCTTACTTCCTTTTGGAAGAAATTTCCGCAGACGATGATAAAAAAATGTGCAGAGGAATCAGTACTCAGAATGCTTGCACCTGAAGATTTATCCGGAGTTTATGGTGATGATGAAATGATGCAAGCTGATGAAGAAATTCCTAAACTGCAACCTAAACCAGCCGAATTAAAACCAGCCGAACAAAGGGATGATTTAATCCTTGAAAAAATTAAAACCGTTACTTATGATGGGCTTGAAGCTCTTTATAAGGAGATTAAAGTATTACCTGACAACGAAACCTATTTGGCATTACTTTCCGCTAAGAAGGTTCAACTTGAAAAAGAACTGACCAAAAAACTTAAAGACGGCTCAATAAAGGAAACGGTTGAGCAGGTAGTTGATCCGGAACCGGTTGTAGAAAATCCGGTAAAAAAATCAGTTAAAAAAACAAAGGTTAAAGCTTCTTCAATTCCTGAAAAAATCAAAGCTTGCAATACAGTTAAGGAGTTAAGAGACCTTTGGACTACATTGCCTGAAAAAGAAAGAACAGATAGTCTAAAATTCTTTACAGACAGAAAGAACGAGATAGAGAAGGGTAATGAGTAAGCGATTTATGGAGACTAACCTATTTGACGACAGCTGGTTTCTCAATCTTAGTCCCGAATATAAATTACTGTACATTTATATTCTGCTTCGTTGTAATCACGCAGGGATTTGGCAAGTTAATTTCAAGCTTGCTAATTTCCATTTGTTTGAGTTCGAAACAAGGGTTGATGAACAATCAGCCCTTAATTATTTCAAGGATATAATAGAGGTAGTTAAACCGGGTTATTGGTATATCAAAAAGTTTGTTGAATACCAATACGGAAAGCTTGGCGAAAGCAATGTCCACCAATCTGTAAGACGAGAGTTGAGTAAGTATGGTATTGAGACTGAGGAAAGGGTTATAACTTCGGCAACCGAACCAACATTAGAAGAAGTAATAGCTTATTTCGAAAGCTTAGGCCATTCAAAGACTGATGCAGAAAATTTCTATTCTTATTATTCGGCTCAAGGGTGGGAAACCAAGTCAGGCACGAGCATTAAAGCACGGTGGCGAAATAAGGTCATCGGCTTTATGAATAATCAAAAGCAGTTCCAAACGAACAAGACTGCTCCCGCTCCGGTTAAAAAGAGCATAACCGGTAAATGTAGTTGTGGTAAAAAAGCCACAATGCAAATTGAAGGTATAAATGTTTGCTCTTATGATTGCTTTATCAAAAACAAAAAAGGAGATAAAAAATGATTTACTCAGATTGTTGTAAAGCACAAATCATTCCAGGGACAGATATATGTTCCAAGTGCAAAAACCACTGCCTTGCCGTTACAGAATGTTCTGCCTGTAACGGAGAAGGGAAGTACGATGTTATTGATAGGAACAAAGTTAATTCTCAAACCATATCCCCACCATATAAAACAGTTACATGCTCCGAATGTGATGGGACGGGTTTTATATCGGCGGATTTCCCTGAAGAATGGGAGGATGAAGAATAATGTTATTAAAAGAATTTATTGAAACGAACGGCTTACCAAAAACCCTTACTCCGCTACAGATGAATCTTTCGTTAAGGAATCTTTCGTTAAATAGCGAAAGGTCTCAGTTTATTCATTTGTATGAATTTAATTATCGTCAACAGTTATATCATTTAACAAAAGAAGGAGAAAAAAAGTGGAAAGCAAACAAATCTCAGAAGCTTTAATAGATATTATAGCCAAAGAGCCGAAGATAACCGGCAGGCGTCTTGCCGGTATGCTCAAAACGAACGAGCAGGAAATAAGAGCGATAATAAACGACTTGAGAAGCAAAGGAATGCCGATAATAAGTGAAGGCAAAGGATATTTCATAAGTTATAATGAAAAACATATCCTTAACCAAATAATTTCTTTACAAGGCAGAGCAACAAAGATATTTGATGCTGTTTTGGGTTTAGAAAAAACTTTATCAATTATACAAATGAGGCAACCCGATGAAACCTAAAATATATCACGCGTACAACCCAACAAGAGTAATTATCATTGGTAAAAAGTTTACGATAATTGCTCAGAAGGATTGCGACCCGGTAATCAATGTCTCTATATGTAAAACAAGCAATAGAGCAATATCGAAAATTTATATTTCCGAAAACTACATCCACTGTACTTTCAAACAAGCAATCAGAAATTTTATCGAGGAGAATGAAATTGAGGAATTGTAAAAAGTGCGGGAAGACAATAGTTTTCCTACATAACCCTGCGACATCAAAAATAGTCCCGGTTGATTACGATTCTCTTAGTGAATTAGAGAAATCAATTCCGGAGAATCAGTTGTCTTACAATCCCGAGCATCACATTTCTCACTTCAAAACCTGTTCAGACCCAAACTACTTTTCAAAGAAGGTGAAGAAATGATAATGGCGATAATCATACTTTCCTTGGTTACAATTTCGGGAGTAGCTATCTGCTACTCCTACCAATTATTTAACCATTTAACAACCATACAAAAACAATTAGGAGACCAAGCGTTCTATTGGCTTCTAAGGAAGGAGAACAAAAATGAACAAGATAAAATTAGAGCTAATCAAAAAGAAAAATCTTTACTTACGGATTTTAGAAGCTTTAAGCTTCTCAACAGAAGTTCGAATGACAATAATCATAGCGGAGAAGGGGTTAATCTCTTCGGCAAATATTACAGACCCGGATTTGCACGAAAACTTAGTGCAGTTATATCAAAACAAATTAGACGAAGTATGCAATCTGCTCAATGAAATAGACGAGGTGCAAAATGGCTACTAAGATAATGCAGACCAGTTATTGGGCAAAAAAATATGCTATCCGGTATTTTCGTGAGCTTACCAAGAATAACAGAGTAAGTGCAAGAGTATTGTCGAGGAATGCGTCAGCCAAATGCCAATGCGGAGAAACAGGCGCTGAAGTTTATTTAATCCTATCAAGCGAAAGCATATTCAAAAAGCTCAATGAAGAAAACAAAGCAGTAATTAAAGTTGGGATATGTAGTAAATGCGGAGACAAGTTATGAAACATATAACAAAAGATGGAAAAAAAATTCCTTTGCAGGAATTAACAACCGGACACCTAATAAACATAATCAAAAAAATAAGGAATTCAAGTAAAGAGGGAATAAAGATAAAAACCGGTATTAGCGATTCTTACGGCATTGATTATGATGAGGAAATCATCACGGGCTATCTGGTATTGGAGCAGTACAATTACGACGAGTATGTTGGCGAATTATTAAAAAGAATAGAGAAAGGAATAATACAAATCAAATGAGACACCGGATAGATAAATCCCAAAAGCAAATTATCGAGCAACTAAGGAAACTTGGTTGCTCTGTTTATTCAACCGCGAGTATAGGAAACGGATTCCCTGATTTAGTAATTGGGTTCAGAGGGAAAACCTATCTTGCAGAAGTGAAGACCCCAAAAACAAACTATGGCAAATCATTAAGTGATAGTCAAATAAAATTTAAGCAGACTTGGGCAGGAGCGGAGGTTATCCTGCTCCGCTCAGTTGAAGATTTTTTGGCTCTTTTGCAAACAGAATGTTCAATTAATTTTAATAGTCAAAAATCTTTAGACACCCAAGAATAGAATACCTAACAAAATTACTTAACCAATTAGAAGGAGAACAGTTATGAACCTTGAAAGGAAGGTTTTATTGACAAAGCAGTTTCTGAAGTTTGTCCGCAACAACGATAAACACAACAGAACAAATCTTGAGGACTTCTATTGCCTTATGAAATTATCCGGAGAAGAATTTGATTTTCTTGAATCTCATCTTCTTAATTGCAGAGATTACAAAACAAATTTTATCAAATACCAACAATCTTCAAGAGCACAGTTGATAGCATATATGGACGACTTCATCAAAAGGTCGGGATTGCCCTTAAGGCCGTCATATAAAATAGCTCTCATCTCAGAATTAATTTCTATGATAAATGAAATCAGATATGCGGGATTATGTGAAGCAGTCAGCGATATTATAATTTATTCAGACACAACACCGATGGAGAGAGAATTCCTTGGCTGGATAATAGACAATGCCAAAAGAAGGTTTGGTATAAGTGTTAATGGTTTCGTTTGGGATGCCTATGCTAAAATTCCGAGAATTGAATATCTTGAGAGTTTAATAAATGAACTCCTACCTGGAAAGAATGAAGTCGTATTTTAAACAGTCTTAGCCAATGCTCAGAAATGAGTGTTGGCTTCTTTTTTTTTGCAGTCCCTAAAAGGATAGCCAAAACCCACCGAATAACCCGCCAAATTTCGCTCATATACGCTCTATGAGGCAGTTTCATTAATAATCCCTATAATTACCCCAAAAACAAAAAATATATCCTTAAAAGCGATTTATGAAAGAATTTTATTGACAATTAAATATCTGTGGTTTAAGTTTACCGGGAGTAATAACAAACTTAAGGCGGAATATGAATTTAATTGTCTGCAAAACTTTCACCTTTGATGCTTCACATCAACTACCCGACGAAGAAAAGTACGGCAAATGCCGTTCACTCCACGGACATACCTACCATCTTGAGATAGCAGTTATCGGCAGAAGACTTTTTAATTCTAACCAACATAAATTAGATTGGGTTATGGACTTTAAGGAACTAAAAGAGATTGTCCAAAGCTTGATTATAAATTATTTGGACCATAACCATATCAATTCATTGGTTGAGCTTTCAACAGCGGAAAACATTGTTGCTGATTTTATTGTTCCAAAATTAAAAGATAAGTTGCAAGAGAAGAATGTAACTCTTTACTCAGTCAAACTATGGGAAACTCCAACGAGTTACTGCGAATGGAGGTCGGACTTACAATGAGCATACTAAAAGTCAATGAAATATTTTTATCTATCCAAGGTGAAGGAGCGAGAGCAGGCACCGTAAATATTTTTATTCGTTTATCTGGATGTGATTTGACTTGCGGTTTTTGTGATACAGAATTTGAAGGCGGAAAGGAGATGACAGTTGACGAGGTATTAAAAGAGTGTAAGAAATATTCTCCGGTAAAAAATATTATTTGGACAGGCGGAGAGCCATCGTTACAACTAACAGATGAAATTGTTGACTTCTTCAATGAAAAGGGTTATTACCAAGCAATCGAAACAAACGGGAACAACAGAGTTCCTAAGAATTTAGCTTGGATAACTATATCTCCCAAAGTAGCCGAGCATGTTATTGAAAGAAATTTTGGAAACAGAGAGGTAGATGAATTGAGATATGCTTACTACTCACATAAAAAATCTGTTCCACAACCAAAAATAAAAGCAAAGCATCTCTACTTATCTCCCATCTTCAATGGTAACCAAATTGATAAAGAAAACCTTAAAACTTGCCTTCAACTAATAAAGGAAAATCCGGAATGGAAATTATCAATTCAACTTCACAAATTATTAAACCTGCCTTAACAAAAGAAGAAAGTGATTTGCTCCTTTCATCTGCTAAGATTGTTCTTAACATATTAGGAGATGGAAGTAACGGACAATTAGACACTCCCGAAAGGATAGTAAAATCCTGGGGGGAATTGCTAACAGCAGAAGAACCAAAGATTACAGTATTTGACAGCAATGGGTATGACCAAATGATTGTTGATAAGGAAATCCCTTACTATACTTTTTGTGAGCATCATTTTATACCCTTCTTCGGCACTGTTAAGATTGGTTATATCCCTGATAAAAAAATAATTGGCTTGAGCAAACTTGCAAGGATAGTTGACTACTACTCCAAACGACTAAATACTCAGGAATATTTTACTCAAAACATAGCTAACTACCTATGGGAGAAGCTAAACCCTAAAGGTGTCGGAGTGGTTGTAAAATGCCTTTTTTTACTTATAAAGAAATAATAAAGATTGCAAACAAGATTTCAGTAGATAAGTTTATCGAATTAAAATGTATTACTTCCATAGAGACCGATCAATACGACTTAATCAACCTTGAGGAGATTAAAAATGAAAAAGACGAAGAAGAAAAACCACCAACCGCAACCGAAACAGCCGAACAACCCGGACAAACCAAAGCAAGAAACCAGAGGAAGAAAAAGTAAACTTGGACAAATAAACCTACAGCAAGTAGAAGCGCTTGCAGGACTTGGCTTAACCGATAAAGAAATCGCCAATGTATTAAACATAAGCGAAAGGGCGCTCAACTATTACAAACAATACTCAAACGAGTTTTTACTCGCATTGCAGAGAGGGAAAGACAAAGCAGATGTTAGAGTAATTCAATCGCTTTATCAACAAGCTACATCCGGGAATGTAACCGCTTGTATCTTTTGGTTAAAGAATAGAAGAAAAAATCAGTGGCGCGATAAGGTTGATGTTGAACACTATGATAATTTGGAACAGCGCATATTAAATATGACAGATGAGGAGCGGAAACAAAGGATAGAAGAACTAAAGCGGAAACTCTTAAATGAAGCCAACGACTGAGGAATTGGTTGAGCTTCAACTACTGCTTGATATTGAAGAAGCTATTAAGAGAAGGAAAAGCTTTTGGGAATATTGTTTATATATGGACCCAAAGTTTTTTACTCCTGCAAAAGAATATCTTCATAAGATTGCCAACGCATTACAGCTTGTTTATGAGGGACATATTAAAAAGATTGCAATCTCATTACCACCAAGAGCGGGCAAGTCTTATCTTACTTCTTTATGGGTCACCTGGGTCATCGGTAAGGAAAGTAAAAACCCCAATTTATCTATAATGAGAAATTCTTACGGCAATAAAATGGCAAATAAATTTTCTTATGATATAAGAGAAATAATTTTAGGAGATAAATTCAAAAGAACATTTCCTTATGTTGAGCTTAAACCGGATAAATCTTCTGTTGACGATTGGGCAATAACAACCGCCAATCAATCAACTTATTTTTGTGCTGGGGTTGGTGGAGCAATAACAGGTAAAGGATGTAAGACTGCAGGCATATTAGACGACCCGATTAAAAATATCGAAGAAGGATTAAGCAACACGGTATTAGAAAAAACCTGGCAGTGGGTTACTTCGACACATTACTCAAGATTTGAACAAGGTTGTCCGAATATTTTAATTGGAACGCGGTGGAATAAGAAAGACCCGATAGGCAGAGCAGTAGCAGAAGACAACGGAGAAGGTTGGCATCAGATTGTTATCCCTGCTATTGATGAGAATGGTAAAAGTTTTTGTGAAGAAGTTAAGACAACGGAAGAATACCAAAACATAAGGAAGATTACTTCAGACTTTATTTGGGAATCCGTTTATCAGCAACATCCGATAGACACGGTTTCACTGCTTTATCCCGAAAATGAATTAAAACGGTTTACTCTTAAAGATGTTGAAGATTTAATAAGAAGCAATGGCTTTGATGCAATTATTGGTTACACAGATACTGCAGACGAAGGCAAGGATTATCTTGCAAGTGCTGTTATTGGGATTAAAGGAGACAAATACTTTTTAGTTGATGTGGTATATACTCAAGACCCAATCGAGGTAACTCAACCATTAGTAGCAGATTTAATCATCAGAACGAATCAAAATCTACACACTGTTGAAAGTAACTCAGGCGGGAAAAGTTTTGCATTAAAACTAAGAGAACTTGTAAACAACAAGTCGGGAACATATATTAAATGGAAACCAACCACCAAAAACAAGGAGACAAGAATCCTTATGATGAGTGGTTTCATAAAAAATAGTTTTTATTTCCGTTCAGATATTGAGTATGGCTCTATGTACTACAAATTCTTAAATGAAGTAACTTCTTATAGCCGATTAAGTGATAACGAGTATGATGACGCTACCGATTGCTTAACCGGACTTGCCGAAATGGTTTATCAAGGTAACAGAATTCAAGTTTTACAATAGGAGAAACAAAATGAACAACTACTTAACCCAAACAGATTTAGTAAATCTAAAATTAACAGAGATAACAAATTCTTTGTGGACAAAAAGATTGAAAAGCATTATTGATGATTTCAAGAAATCTGAGTTTTACTCACAGGCGGTTAGAGGAGAACAATACTACAACTACAAACACGACATTATCAATCACAAGAGATACTATTATGTTGATGGAGTGAAAGTAACAGACCAAACCAAACCAAACAACAAACTTATCCATAACTTCTTTGAATTATTAGTAGACCAGAAAGCGGGCTACATTGCAGGCAAACCAATTACTATTACATATTCTAAGGACGATGAGAACAAGACAATGCTCACTATGATTAGCAATGTAGTTGGAAAAATGTTTGATGATTTTATTGTTGAGCTTATTAAAAAGGTAAGCCAAAGAGGAGTTGATTATATCCACCCCTATTTAGATGAAGAAGGGAATTTCAGATATACAATTATACCCGGTACAGAAGTAATCCCGATTTACGATACAGAGTATCAAGACCGGTTACTTTCGGTAATTAGATTTTATGAGGTACAGTACTATGACGAAACAAAAGCAGAGCTAAAGGCGGAAACCAGATATATGGTTGAATGGTGGGATAAGAATGCGGTTGTAAAATTTGAACAGAAAGAAGACAATACATTCGCAATGGTTTCTGTTACAGGGCATTTCCAATCAATTGACCAAGCAACAAATAGGGTAACAGAATATTCGTGGGATGAAGTCCCTTTTATCCCGGTAAGAAATAATGCAGAAAACAAAAGCGATTTAACACCCGACATCAAAAGCTTAATTGATGCCTATAACTTAGTAAAGAGCGGTTGGTTAAATGATTTGGAAGAATTGCAGGAATTGATATTTATATTAAAGGGTTACATGGGATTTGGGAGCGGAAGCAATAAGCTTTCACAATTCTTAAAAAACCTTAAAGAAAATAAAGCGATAGCGGTTGATGAAAATGGCGGTGTCGATACAATAAGAAGCGAAATCCCGGTCGAGGCAAAGAAGGAGTTTTTGAAAATTACGCGTGAAGAAATTTTTTATCTTGGGAAAGGTATTGATATCACTCACGATAAGTTTGCTTCTGCTCCGAGTGGAATAGCATTGAAATTCCTTTACAGCGGTCTTGATTTGAAATCGAACAATCTCATAAGACATCTTAATTATTCTCTTGAAAGATTTTTTTATTTCGTTTGCAGGTATATCAATCTTAGGGACCGAGTGGATATAGACTATAAAGAAATTTCTTACAACTTTAATAAGTCAATGATATTCAACGAGAATGAGAAGGTAGATATTTTAGTTAAGTCAGAAGGGTTGTTAAGTAAAGAAACTCTCATTGCCAACCATCCGCTTGTTGAAGATGTCGAAACGGAGCTTAAAAGAATTTCAGAAGACAGAGACAATGAAATCAATTTTGGATTAAGGTTTGTAAATGCTTCCGGACAGCAGTAGAATAAATAAAGCACTTGGTAAAGAGTTCAAAGAACTTGATAGAGCTTACTTAAATCTTTTGGGTGAGCAGGATAAAAAACTCATTGCTTCATATCGAACCGCTCTTAAAAGCGTACAGGATAAAATCGCTCAGACCTACAGAGACTTCGGAGACAAGCCAACAATTACTCAGCTCAGGAAATACGATAGATTAACTAAAATCGAAACCGATATATTAAAAAGACTTAATGAGCTTGAGAGCGAAGTCAAAACATATATCTCAAAACAGAGAAAATACTCTTTGGTGGTTGGCAAGAGAGATAGCGCTACAATAATCAACAAGACATTCGGAGTTGAATTTGTACCTGCAAGATACTCAGAAGCGTCAATTGTTAAATACTTGGAAGATACGCTTTGGATTGATGCTCTGAAGGTAAGCACAAGTAAATTATTCACGGAGATTAAGAGAGAGTTTGAAACAATACTAAGAGCCAATGCAAGGGAAGAAATAATCAGCGGTGCGCTTGAGGGAAAGAGTATAAGAGAGCTTTCCAAATATTTAATGGAAAGATTTGATGTTGGTTATAACAGAGCGAAAGTAATTGCCTGGACGGAGACACATAAATTTTATAACATAGGTAGAAATGATAGCATAAACGAAGCCATTGAGAACGCTCCCGAATATGGATTAAAGGCGTTCAAAGTTTGGAGACACAACGGAATCGGGAAACCAAGACCAGAGCATGTAGAAGCAGACGGGCAAAGAGCAGATGAAAACGGAATGTTCAATGTGGGTGGGGAAGAATTAGAAGCACCGGGATTAGGCACAGACCCTGCAAATAATATAAATTGCCACTGTACTATTGACTTAGTTATTGAAAAAGAATAAGTTTGACTAAACATTTAACAACCATAAGGAGAAAAACAATGAACATTAAATCACTTTCAATCAGAGAAGATGCTATAACAGTATCTTACTATCCTTCGCAGTTATCCGGTAGTTTGGTTACCATTAAGTTAAAAAAGACTTCAAATTTTAATTACGATGAAATTATTGATTGGTTTGCAAAGGAATTTTCTATAAAGACGCTCAAAAAGAAATTTGATATTTTCTTGAGGGGGTATTCAATTTCGGGGACCAAAATCAATGGAATTGTAGTAGGAGAAGAAGTAAAACTAACCTTTGAGTTTATCTCAATAGATAAAGAGCAGTCTTTTGTAATAACTACCGCGAAAATTAAAAAAGATGAATTGATAGGTTTAATTCATAAGTTCGGAGCACAAGTAAAGACATTTGTTAAGACATATAATAAACAATTATCGTTGTTTCCGGTAATTGGGGCAGAAACTACGTTTAACCTTGAGTTGGTCCCGGTTAATGCTGAATAAATTTGATTTTTGGCGGTTTGGAAGCTCTATACAATGATTTTATTGCTTGTCCGATAATTATATAGGGTTTTTGATAAAACTCCCTTAAAACTCATTTATGAAAGAATTTTAATGAACTCTTAAGCAAGGGTTAGTTAAGACTTGGGCAAGGGTTGGCCAAGACTTGGGCAAGGGCTAAGGATAAGGATAAGGATAAGGATAAATATTTATAAAGAGATTAATTAAAAAACTTTTGAAATTTGACAAAGGGCATTCAAACAAGTATATTGATTATAGACGCTTTAGTATCTCAGTCGTAAAACGAGAGAGTGTTTACCGGACAGACCGGGACAAAAACTGCACACAAACTAATAAGAAAGGTTAATAAAATGGATGAATTAAAAAAACTTCTTGGTGATGATTTATTTAATCAGGTTTCTCAGAAACTTGGTGACAAAAAATTGTTTCTGCACAATGCTACAGACAAGGTCTTAATTGATGATGGTAAAAGTTTTATTCCGTATCACAGATTCGAAGAAGTAAACACAAAGAATAAGCAGTTGCAGGAGCAGTTAAAAAAGTATGAGGAAGATATTAAGAAAATGCAGGAAGATGTAAAAGGGAATGCAGAGCTTGTTTTGAAACTAAAGGAGTTAGAAGAAAACAACAAAAAATTCCAGAAAGAATTTTCGGAGAAAGAATTGTTGTTAAAAAAACAACTTGCTCTTAAAGAAGCCCTGCTCAATGAAGGAGTAACCGATAACGAGGCAAGAGAATTATTGCTGGTTAAATTTGATTTGAATAAAATCGAATTAGAAAACGATAAAGTAAAAAACTTCTCTGAATTGGTTAAGCCGATTAAAGAGAATAAAACTCTTGCGTCATTATTCAGCACACAAAAGTTCCAAGGTAAAGGTCCCAACAAAGGAACACAAACACCTACGGACTTTTTCACAAGAGAGCAGGTTGAGGCAATGAGCCAAGAAGAAGTAGTTGCAAACTACGATAAAATTATTCAGTCTATGAAAAATTGGGAATAATAAACAGGAGATATTTAGATGTTACAAAACTTCATAAAAACAATTTGGGTCGCTGGGTTAATGAAGTCCTTGGAAAAAGCCCATGTATTTGCTTCGTTGGCAAATAGGGAGTATCAGGGACAAATTCAATCGCTTGGCGATAAAGTAAGAATCTTAGGGGTTAGTGAAGTGCCTATCAAAAACTACTCCCGAGATTCTGATATTGATGTTCCAACCGACGCTCAGGATTGGGCAACAGAGTTGGAAATTGATCAGGCATACTATTTCAATTTCAAAGTCAATGATGTTGACGCCGTTCAAAGAAAACCGGAAGTATTATCACAGCTTACACAGAATGCAGGTAACGGATTCAGAGATAAAGTTGATTTGCATTTCTCAAGTAAGTGGGCAGACGCCGGTTATCAAATCTACTCAACAGGTACAACCCCTTACACAGTAACAAGCTTAAATGTTGATGATGCCATACTGCATGTAAAAGAAGTTGCGGGCAAAAACAATCTTCCTACCGAAGGGAGATTTATGGTTGTCCCTGAATGGTTCCACAATAAACTTGTTCTTGCTGGATTGATAGTAAAGACAAACAATGATGAGTTGTTTGCCAACGGTAGAATCGGCAGGGTACTTGGCTTTGATATGTATCTCAGTAATAATATCAGCGAATCAAGTCCGAACACTGATGTCAAGATAATTGCCGGTGTTAAAAACCAATCTCTGTCTTTTGCTGATTCTATAAACAGCATTGAAGCTTATAGACCAGAAAAGAGATTTGAGGACGCAGTAAAAGGGCTTTACATATTTGGTGGCAAGATAATGAGACCAGATATGACCCTTTGTTTGCACGCAACTAAAGGCGCTGAAGCTTAATTAAATGAAAGGAGTTTAATAAATGGCTATTCAAACAATAACCCCGGTTCAACTTGTCAAGAATAGTGCTACATCAAACATAGTCCCTTCGGGCGGAACCGCTATTGTCGCTGCGGATACTTTCAGGATTAAATATCCGCAAGAAGGTAAATTACTTCTTATGTTCAACAATACCTTTGCAGGCGCAAAAGTATTTACGGTTAATCCCGGAAGTTTTCCCTATTCAGTACAAGGCAAGTTAGATGTATCGCTTGCTCAAAATGATGTTAAATATCTTATTGTTTCTACAGACAGATTTGTAGATAATGATGGGTATGTCAACATAACTTTTGAGGCAGGCACAACCGGATTCGTAAGAGCATTTTACTTACCATAAGAAGTGCTATCTCCTTCTTTGGTTGTTAGGTGAGCGGACTACTTTCGGGTAGTCCGTATTTATAAACTTAGGAGAATAAAAATGAATAAGGAAAGATGTCCATATTGTCACAAGGTCTATCTTAAAAATCAAAAACCGCTTCATCTAAAGTATTGCTATCGTTATAGTAGATTGCTCAAAGCTAATAAATTAAATCCCGATGGCACTATCATAACAAACAAACCAAAGGCAAAAGACAATGCTAACTCTAAGCGAAATAAAACAAAGCTTAAAAATAAAGTCTAATGAATTTGATTCATTGATTGAAAATTTAATTACCCCATGCACGCAGGAAGTAATAAGCTACACAAATAATTTTTTTGTAAGTCCGAGTCTTGTTTTTGAAGAACGAATTACTTTTGAAGAAGGCGTCGGAGTTCAAACTAAAATAAAGCTTACATCGGAGTTGACTTCTTTCCCTGCTTCTGGATGGGTTGCTATTCGTCTTGGTAGTTTGAATAATGGTGTTTATAAATATGAGAAAGCACAGGACGGCCTTTCGCTGTTGGTCCCAAACTATATGGTGATTGGTTCTGATAATTGCCTGCTCAGTTATTGTGAGTTTCCGCAGGATGTTAAAATGAATTTCCCTATGCTCATTGCATACTATCTTTATAAGAAGGGAGTATTCGAAAAGAGCGAATCTTTACCCGGTGGATATTCTGTATCATATAAAAACAAACAAGAATTATTGAATAATCTGTTTGGTCTTTATAGGGTGCTTTAATGTTCCGGGATTACTTCCAAACATATTCAGTCTTAAGAAGAACAAAAGTACCGGACAATAAAGGTTCGTTTACCTATAATGAAACCACTGTTGAAACCCTTGGTTACTTACAGTATGTATCTCAGTCGGAGAAATATTTCGCTATGCAGAACGGTTCAAGTTTGACAGCAAGATTTTATACCGATGACGATACTTTGAATATTAATGACATAGTGATTGACGGAGCGGGAAGAAGGTTCAGGATAATTGATAAAATAAAATTCGTTCATTTGTTTTATGAGTTAGGGCAAGACAATGCGGGTTAGTGTGAATAAAGAGGTTTTAAGAAGATATGAAGACCGCTTAAACGGAGCATTAAAATTACTTGGGAATATTGTGGTTACCGATGTCCAACAAAGAATAAGGAAGAACGACAGTGTTGTAACCGGGAACTTATTAAATAGTATATCATCTGTATTAAATGAAGCGGATAATGAGATAAGCATAGGAACAAATGTTGTCTATGCTCCGAGAGTTGAGTTCGGCTTTGTAGGAACAGATTCTCTTGGCAGAACATTTAATCAACAACCCAAATCTTATTTAAGAATAACACTAAAAGAGAATGAAGAAAAATACCACAAACTATTAGCATATATGGTGAAAAAGAATGGTTGATGAATTAAGAGAGAAAGTTTTCAATTTGCTTTCGTCGGTAATAACAACTTATTATATGAAAGCCCCGACCGGTCAGCAAATTCCTTATTGTGTCTTTACTTTTTATCTTATTCCGCATTCCTTCGACACCGGGAGTAGTTTTGAATCTGTTCAAATGCAGGTTTCTGTATTTGATAACCAGCTTACAAGAATGTTCGCCACAGATGATTCAATAGTTGCGGTTCTTGATAATGCAGAGAGTTCGTTAAATTTAACCGCTTATAATTGTTCTGCAATCAAGCGAAAATTTATCAAGTATGAGCAGAGCGATAATATATACGCTTCTCATATTGAATATGAAATAACTTTTAACAATTAAGGAGAATAACAATGCCAAAAATATCAGGAAAAGATTTAGAGTTCTGGTTTGACGGGAAAGAATATCCCGTTTTATCGGTAAGCTTTTCGGAGGAGTTTGACCAGCTTGAAGCAACCGATACAAGTACTCCCGGTGATGGGAAAGACTTTGAGCTTGGAAGAGCCAACAGGGAAATATCTGTTGAAATGTTTCTTTATACTCCGGACGGTGCGGAAATAAATTCGGGTACTTTGGTTGCTGGGAAGAAATACAGAGTAACCGCTAAGTCAACAGTCCTTACCGCCTATGATATTGGACAGATATTCGTCGCAAACGGCACGGAAGTAATGTCTGCAAATGATAAAGTGGTTCCGCTTGGCGATAGAATCACAGGCAAGGATATGAGCTTTAGCTTTAATTCGGTTACTGTCCCGGTTACTGATGCAGATGTGTCGATAAATTACGATACTCAGGATTCAACCGATACATCCACAGTTGGTGATGCTTCTGAGGTTGGTGTTTCAAGAGCAGAGCGTGAAAGCAAAATCTCTCTTATTGCCAAATCGGAAGACACAGATTTGCTCACTACAAACCCAACCGCTCAAAGTGCAACACTTACATTCAAAACCGGACAAACAATTTCAGGCCAAGCAATTCCGGTAAGTAAGAACATTGCTGATGAAACACTTGGGTTGGCAAAGGTCGATTATTCATTCAAGTGGAAAGGCGCTCCAACAGAGACAGCACTCGGATTGCCAACAGCACAGGAAAAGACCTTCAAAATAATTCTCAAAAGAGGAGCGTCAACAAATAAACAGTACACCGGGAATGCAATAATCACAAGCAAACAGATTACTTCCAATGTTAAAGAATTAACTAAAATGACGCTTGGTATGTTCATTAACGGAGCGGTTACTTATGCAGTCGCAAACTAATAGAGCATTTGTAAAGGTTATTATAGACGGTCGCGAGCTAAAGCTTTCTGAAAGGACGGCACGCGACCAATATGTTCTTTCGCAAGACATTACTCAAAGTAGTGGCGATAAAAAGGATGTTTATTTGTATTTGGTCATGCTGGTGTATCAGGGATTGAAAATAAATCTAAAAGAATTAAAGTGGTATGAATTTATAAAGAAGATTAAAATAAAAAGAATCATAAACCCTAAGAATTTGTTCTTTAAGCTTTCATTTTCGCAGTTGAATGAATATGCAGAGAAAATAGTTGAGCTTGAGAACAGAACAGTCAAAAAAAAAACACAACCGGCAGACCAATCTCAAGAATAATGGCTAAGACTTTAATTAGCCACTTCATAAACATTCCTTATGACTCGGTAGAAGAACTACCTATTTCGGAGTATTACCAATTATTAGAAGTATGCATTAAGTTTCTTTCGTTTTACAATGGACAAGGAATGGATTTTCAGCTTGATGAGGATAAACACAAAGAATTCCTGGAAGAAATAGAATTATTCAAATCACAAGGAAGACTTAACTAATGGCAGAAGAAATAGGGAAACTGTATATAACAATAAGAGCAGAGCTTGACCAACTCAAAAAAGATATTTCTGATGTAAGAGATTATCTATCAAGAGAAGGGAAAAAAACCGAAAGGAGTTGGAAGTTCAAGGGACAGTTTGATAATTCAATAATGAAGCTCAGAATCTCAGAGCTTCAAGCACTAAGAAACAAACTGCAGGCACAGTTTGACCGCAAATTAAAGATGGATGTTGATGCAAGCTCTCTAAACAGAACAAGGCAACAGATACAGTCAATTGATAATGCTCTTTCGGGGGTACAAAAAACAGGCATGGGCTTGGGAAAGGGTTTATTAGTTGGTTTCCTTGCAACACAAGGCATACAGACTTTAATAGGCCTTCTCAGAAGTTCGGCACAGGCATCACAAGAAAGCATTAAAGCACAGATGCAGATTGAACAAGCAGTAAAGCAAACAGGGATGGCAGCGGGTTTTACTGCCGACGAATTATTCAAGATGGCATCAGAACTACAGAAGCTTACCGGAATTGATGACGACCAAATACTCCAAGATGTTACTAATCAGCTTCTTACATTTACTAAAATATCCGGAGAAAGTTTTAAGCGGGCACAAAAAGCGGTATTGGACTTGAATGCCGTGATTCAAAAAGGGGAATTAAGTGGACTATCTTCTCAGGCAATCCAATTAGGGAAAGCACTTGAAAATCCGATAACAGGCATAACCGCTTTATCAAGAGCAGGAGTTACTTTTACTGAACAACAGAAAGCGCAAATAAAAGTTCTTGTTGATAGCGGGAATATTTTAGAAGCACAAAAAATTATCTTAGATGAAATAGAAGCGAAGTACGGCAATCAAGCAGAGGCCATAAACAAATCAACTTATGGAATAAAAAACTTTACCGCTGCGTGGGGTGATTTTTTAGAAAAGATAGGGAAGCCGATACTGATGGCTCTCGGTGCGATTGCAACAGAACTCTATAAAGTGTTACAAATATTTGATGTGTCTGCGGTTACTTTTGAAGAACAAAAACAAAAAGTCACCGAACTTGACAGTAAAATTCCCGGACTTCTTTCTAAGTATGAACAACTTGCAAGCAAGGGTTCGTTAAACACAAACGAACAAACCGAACTTAATTCAGTAATAAAACAAATTGCAGAGCTTGTACCAAGAGCGGTAACGGAGTTTGATAAATACGGGAATGCTTTATCTATAAATGCTCAAAAGGTAAGGCAGTATGTTGATGAGGAAAAGAAGCGACTTGCCGTAGTCAATAAAGCAGAAATTCAAGGATGGGAATCACAAAAGAGGATATTAGAGCAAAGACAAAAACTGCTTAAATCTGAATTGGACAGAATGGTTAAGACCGGACAAAAAACAATAACGATTCCCACCGCGCAGGGTGTTCAGGAAGTAACTATAAGGGTAACAGATAAAGACATTAAAGATTCACAGAAAAAGCTTAGCGATTTATCTAAAGAGATTGAAGGAGTTACAGAACAGATAAACTTTCTCAAAGGCGAAAGTAAGGATTTTGGTAATTCAATTACCCAATCAGGGGTAACTACTTATGTTGATGAAATATTAAATAGTTATGAAGAACAAAAAAACAAATTGGACCAAATAAAGGCAAGGTTAAAGGAAGGTAATCTTACTGCGGAAGAAAGGAAGATATTAACCAATGAACAAATAAAGCTTGAGGAAGAATTGTATGGAAAGATTAAGAAAACTTCCGGAATAAAAAACCTTGGTTATTCACCGGAACAAATTGTTCAATTTGAAAAGCTTAAATTTGCGGTTTCCGAATATATTGATTATAGGAAGAAGCTCATTGAACTTGAGTATAAAAACGAAGTTGAACAGGCAAAAGGCAATTCAGACTTAATTGCAGAGGCGGAGTTTAACAAAAATCTCAAGCTTGAAGAATTAAAACAGGAGAAGGTTGATTTTGATAAGAAAATGAACGAACAATCGTTGAAGGATTATGAAGACACAGTCGGCAAGATTGAGCAGGAAAATAAAAAACACTTAGATGAATTAGAGAAACAGAGATTAGACTATGAAGCCAAAAAGCAGAAAGCAGTAGATGAATATTACTCCGGACTAAAAGTAAAAGACGAATCTTATTTCGATTGGAGACTTCAAAAGATAGCAGAAGAATCAGAGGCGCTGTTGAATGCTACCGGTAATTCTCTTATGGCTAAGCAATATGAGATTGACCAAATGAAAGCTCTTGAAGAAGAATATTTTAATTGGAAGATTGATAAACTGCTACAATCAAGCGGTGGCGGAGATTTGTTAAGGATTCAGTTGGCCGGAATAACCAATGCGTATGATACTCTATGGCAAACAATCGCAGACAGCACAATGTCCGGAAGCGAAAGAGTGATGAAAATTTGGGATTCCTTCAAGGCGGGGTTGTTGGGAACTTTTGCGGAGATATTGAAGGAATATATTACCAACTCTATCAAACAAATGGTAGTTGCGGATAAATTCAAAGCACTTGAATTAGCCAAAGGCACAGCACTTGGACAGTCGCTTGCTCTTGCCTACGCTCCCGCAGCCATAAATGCTTCTATAATGACTTTCGGTTCTGCGTCGGCAATCGGGTTGGCTTCATATTCAACCGCTTTACAGTCTGGTATCGCACAGAATATATTAGGTGGAATACCAAAGTTTGCAACCGGCGGAGAGATGGTTGTACCACCCGGATTTCCAAACGATTCATTTCCTGCATTATTTACAAGCGGAGAAAAGATAAAGGCAACACCGAAAGGCAAGGTAGGAGAAGAAGTTAAATTATTGAATGAAGTAATCAATAGTATAAGGGCTTTAACGAAAACCCTTTATGAGAAGCCAACATCTCCGACAATCGTCGCCAATATTGATGCTTTGAGATTTACAGAATCAGAGGTTTTACCTAACATTCAAAAAGTAATTAAGTCGGGTAAAAAAATATGATACCTGTTATTAAAGTAGAATGGAAAAGCACACAGTTTGATTGGCAGGACATTACTTCCAAAGTAATGCTTCCTTTGAGATTCTTTTATTGTAAAAGAAATCTTGATTATTCTGTCGTTCTTACAGAGACAAATCTTGATTGTAAAGATTCGCTGAACCCAAGTGTTTCAATGCAAACATATTTTAGAGATTGGAATTTAAGAATAAGAATTCTTGTTGATGGAGTTGTAAGATATACCGGATATGTTGATGATATATCTTACTTAAAAGAAAAAAAAGTTTGGCGATTAAACATAAAATCTTTCCTTCATAAATTTACCCAACAAGATGCTTCAACAAACATCTTCTCTTTCATTGGGACCGGAACTCCAACACAAAGACAATACTATGTTGATGGAAACGGGAAAATATATGTGCAAATGTTATGGTTGCTTTACAAACTATTTCAACAGGTTTCGTTTGGTTTGGACTATACCGATGTAGAGGGACAAATTTGGAGACCGTATGATGGCAACTATTATCTTGAAGACTTATATTACGAACAAATTAAATTTGATTTGAATATGTTGCAGTGTTGGAACCAACCCGATACAGCAAATAGAGTAAATCTATTAAACACTGAAAAGGACTACGCTTCAAATAAGCTAAATGCCTTTGATATGTTATCTTACTTGTGTTCAACTTTTGGTTTTAGCATTACTCCAATCGGAGATATGAATTATAAATTATGGAGATTAAGAACGGTAGCAGAACGGAACTACGATACTTCTGTTAATTCAGAAATTTACTCTTATGATAAAAAACAGGTTGAAGCAGAATTTACTTCTGCAGAAGGGTACACGGTAATCCATACGCTTGGTAATGAAACCGATACAGGAGCTATTGTCCCATCTCAAGATAGGGAATACTACTATGATACAGTAAATGTAGTTAATCCGCGTGAAGTCAAAACGGTAATAATCGGAGAAGGTAAATATCAGGTTGATTTGATGAAACACTTTATGGTAATAAAAGAGCATGGAGCATCTACTCCACCGCTCCACTCTTTGTCTGGTTCGGTTGACCCAAAAGATGTCGGGAAGTTATTTGCTTTACCGAAATACCAAATGCCGACAATAGAAACATTCACAAGAAAAGTCGATTTTTCAAAACCCTGCGTAATGGAAAACGAGTTTGTGTTTGATGAAAACAATTACTATTCAAAGATAACTCAGGAGACAATGATTGTTTTATAATGAAAAAGAATTAATCGCCTTAATTCATAAACATTCAAGAATAATAGCAAACAGTATTACTATCGTTGACCCGAATGCAGTCCCTAAGACATTAGGGCAAGCGAAAGGAGATTTGATTGTTTTTCAATCGGCAGAAACACCGGTAAGGTTACCCATCGGTAGCGATAATAATTTGTTGGCTGCAGACAGCACACAAGCCACCGGTCTTGCTTACAAACAAATAACCGGCACCGCTCCGATAGTTGTTTCCGGCTTGGCAATTTCATTAAATTATATAGCACCGTTAACTCTCTCAACAAATAATTTAACTCTGAATTATAATACCACAAATCTCAAACTTACAAGTAATCAATTAGACACCATACAGAATATAGCAACAACGAGTTCGCCAACTTTTAACCTGCCAAATTTTACTGGTGGAATAAAAATAAATGGTGCTACGCTAAGTGATGCTTCAAGAAAATTAACGGCGGCGGATATAATTTCAGATGGTTA